GTATTGCTAAATTAGAAGCATTGCTTGTTGAATCTGCTCGTGAAAAAGATGAGTTACGTAAAATGGTATTACAGCTTACAAAAGAAGTAGCCGCGTTAAGTACTAAAGTTGAATTTTTTGAAAAAGGTACGCCTATAGTATCTGTTAAGTCTCGAAAAGCTACTAAATAATTATCAATTATTATTACCCATCAATATATTTATATAGGATAAAACCTATATAAGATGCCATATACTCGTAAAGGAAATTGCGTATATAAAGAAACTGGTAAAAAAATGGGCTGCTCTAAAGATGCAGCATCAGCTGAAAAATACATGAAAGCGCTATACGCCGCTGAAGACGGAAACCTTAAAGAAGGATTTGAACCAGAAACAATTGATCCAAACCAACCAGAAATAGCTGTTACTGTTGAGTTACCTAACCCAACACAGATAATGGCTAATTTTATATCAACTTTTTTTGCTTCTCGCACACAGGCTCATATATTCCATTTACAAGTAACAGGACCTGGTTCATATGCTAAACATAAAGCATTAAATAAATACTATGAAGATATTATAGATTTAATTGATAGTTTAGTTGAATCATTTCAGGGACGTTATGGTATAATTACTGGTTATAAATGTGAAGGACAGTGGATTGAAAATCCAAATGATGCTGTAAAATATTTTGAGGCTTTATGTATGTACGTTGAAAAAAATCGTGGTTCATTACCTCAAGATTCATATATTCAAAACCAAGTAGATGAGGTAGTTGCTTTAATTGAGTCAACTAAATATAAATTAGTAAATTTACAATAATGCGTATTCGTATAGTTAAAGAAGCTATAGCAACTGATATAACTGATATAGTAAAAAATACTATTGGACTTAAAGCCACTGTTAAACGCTTTAAGAATAATATATTAGTAGCTTCACCAGGTAGATTCTTTCCATTTACAAGTCTACTAAATATGGCTAATGAATTGAATGACAGAATACCTGAGGCATGGTTAGAAAGTCCTGTAAATGTAGGTACAGGTGGTGCTACTGAAGGTTTACTCATTATACGATTAACTGATGAGGGTATGAAACATACCAATTTATTTGAAGCAGAAGAAGATTTTACACCAATTGAAGATCCAAAAGAACCAAAACCAGCAGCTAAACAATTTCAAATATTAGCTTCAATGATCACTAACACTAAAGTTAATGATCAAACTAATATATTATCAGCAATGAGAGCATTACCAGGTGTTACTATTGTTAACTCACAAGCAGCAATTCCAGGTTCAAATTCAGAAGGACAACTCCGCTATAAAACAAATGTTGACATTAAAATTGATACTTCAGCACTCAGTGGTGATATAAAAACTGCTATTAAGAAAATAATTGAAGATATTAAGAAAATTGAAGGTGTAGTTGAGTTTAAAGTATTACCTAAAGCTAAAGAAACAACTCCATACTAATGAATCATATTCAGTTAAAAGAGCATATTGAGAAAATCATTAACTATGTAGGCCAAGAATATAATCATGGTCCTAAGTTAGTTATGAATGAATCTAAAGAACCTGTCTTCATTTCTGAAGGCATGTTCTATCATATTGAAAATAACTTACCACTAAACGAGTCAATATATCGTCCTCAATCAGCAATGTTTTTAAAATTATTTGTTGAGGCAAGAAACTTATATGAAGCTAAACGTTTAGTATTATGTGAATCAGATAAATATTATTTCGATAACACAGATATAGGTACATTTGGTGAGTATAATGGTATTAAAGTACCACTAGACCTACCTTTGACCGAGGAATTTTTAACAGAAGCATTAGAAGAAGAAAAGAAACAACCAGCATTAGGTAAACCTAAGCGTGGTGGTTCTAAAAAATTCTATGTGTATGTTAAAGATCCTAAAACCAAGCGTATTAAAAAAGTATCATTTGGTATGGCAGGTGGTGGCTTAAGAGCCAAACTCAACAACCCAAAAGCACGTGCTGCGTTTTCTAAACGTCACAACTGTCCACAGAAAAAAGACAGAACTAAAGCATCATATTGGAGTTGTCGTTTACCTCGCTACGCTAAGTTACTAGGTTTTAAAACAACATTCAGTGGATTCTGGTAGACCATATACAGATCTGTTAGTAACAGATGAGTATATAATTAGGGAATTTGATGAAAACATTGACCCTATAGAGCTAATGTGGCATCGAGATGATGAAAACAGGATGGTTGAAGCCATAGAACCAACAGACTGGTTAGTACAACTAGACAACCAGTTACCAATGTCTATGACCCAACCAATATTTATACCACGTCATATGTGGCATAGAACAATAAAAGGTACAGGTAAATTAAAGATAAAAATATATAAGTCGTGAAACAACAACTTAACGAAATTAAAAAAATGCAGCGTTTAGCCGGGCTAATCACTGAAAGTGAATACCAAGAGGCATTAATAAATGAGGATAATAATCCAGCTGTTGAATTTTTAAACCAACATAAAGAAGAAATATACAATAAATTTAATGTTGGAGAAACTTATGGAATATCTAGAAAAAGATTTTTACAAGGAAATTTTGTAGATAGAGGTCCTTTTATATTCCATGATGTTGAAGGTACTGATGGTTCTAGTGTTGAATTCACTTTAGAACCTAATGAAGAAAGAAATAATGGTATTCTTTCACAAGAAGAAGTTGAAGTAGGTGGAAAGAAATTTTATTTAACAACTGTTAAGAACTATTAAAATAAAAATAAAATGAAAAAATCTGAATTAAAACAATTAATCAGAGAAGCAATCGAAGAAGTAAAACCTAAAGAAGAAGTAATCAACGAAGGATTTGCTCCTGAAACTGATGAAGTTGGCTCATTTTGGGTGGTTGAAAAACCATCTACTAGCGCTACTTTAGATGATATTTGCTTTGAATGCGAAAATGTAATGTACTTTGCTCGTCAAATTGCTGGTGGTTTAAAACCAGAAGATATCAAAGGTGTATTCACTAAAGAAGCTAAAGCTAAAAAGTTAGCTGAAAAATTACTTAAAGCTCGTGACGCTAAAAAAGAAGAAGTAAAACAAGCAGCTGAAGCTTATAAAAAAATGAAAGAAGAAACTTTAGCAAAAGTACAAGAGTACATGAAAAATAAGAAAGCTACTAAACAAGTAGTTGACGAGTTAAAAGACGAAGTTAAGTAATGAAGTTAACAGACATATTACTTGAAACTCTGCTTGAAAAGAAAAAAGACAGATGTCATCGTATCGCTGATAGGCGTTATGATAAACCATCTGCTTATAAGTCAGGTGCTATAGTGAGATGTCGCCAAGGTAAAATTTGGAAAAAGTTAAAAGAAATAGGAGATTCTAGTTCACAACCATATCCTTTTAATTTTTATGGTGATTCTGGTTGGGGAAGAATATATGGTTTTGACACGGAAAAATACCCTTACACTGTAGAAATTCTACCAGATGATGAAGAACCTAATGAAGTGAGTGTAAGATTTTATATACCTGATGATAAAGATCCTGATATAGAAAATGATATTATAGTTACTAATGAAGGAAATTTATTTAGAGTAATGGCTACTATTAGTACCATAATAAAAAAAGATTTACAAAACCACCCAGAAGTAAATACTTTAATATTTGCTCCTTCTAAAAAAACAAAGGAAACAAATAACATATCTAGATTAAATCTGTATTTAAAATATATTAAAAAAGAGTATCCTAATGCTATTATAACTAAAGGTACTCGACCTCAAGATGTAAAGGTAATTTTAAAAGAAGATGAATCATTACGTAAATGGTTTGGTCGCAGAGGCGCAGCTGGTAAAGAAGGTGGATGGGTTGATTGTAACACATGTCGCAAAGTAGATGGTAAAACCAAATGTAAACCTTGTGGTAGAAAAGAAGGCGAAAAACGAGCTAAATACCCATCATGTCGACCAACACCTGCTGGATGTAAGAAAAAAGGTAAAGGAAAAACTTGGGGAAAAACAAAATAAATATGCAAGACAATTTTAACATACATGGTTGGCGTTTAAATCAAGCCATTAAAGAAGTAGAAGAAGCTACATTCACAAACAAACATGATGACAATCCTAAATTAAAAGGTGGACAGAAAAAATTACCTGATGAATTACAAGCCCAAATTGTAAAGAAAGAAGCATCATTAAATGAAGATGAAGATCATGAAGTAGCGATGGCTAAATCTAGTCTACAATCTATTATGAGTTCAGCCTCAAAATTAATGGTAATGCTAGGTGATGAAGAGCGTAACATACCAGGATGGATTCAAGATCATATTACTAATGCTGAAAACTATATTGATCAAGCTGCTCAAGGCTTTCATGAATTAGAAAACAACAATGAAGAAGATTAAAATCATAAAATCAAGACCAATAAAGGAAGAAGAAGAAGTAATTGATCAGGTACCTCAAGACACTGCTCCTGAGACACTTGAAATTACTTATGAGTCTAATCCTTTAGAGTTTATACTTCAAAAATATCCAACATTAACTGAAACATT